GATCAATGTACCAGGAACAGAAAATCATTTTGATAATCTAGCAGAACTTTTACCCGATGATGTTTTAGAACCAGTAGGAAACGAGATGGTTCAAAACTACATGGATTACAAGGCATCGAGAAAAGAATGGGAACAATCCTATATCACAGGACTAGATCTACTTGGTTTCAAATACGAGAATAGAACAGAACCATTTCAGGGAGCGTCAGGTGCAACACACCCGGTGTTGGCAGAGGCAGTAACACAGTTTCAGGCACAGGCTTACAAAGAATTACTACCAGCAGATGGACCAGTAAGAACACAGGTCATAGGTGTAAAGAATCCACAGACAGAACAACAGGCGGTTCGTGTAAAAGATTTTATGAACTATCTGATTATGGATCAGATGAAAGAGTACGAGGCAGAGTTTGACTCGATGTTATTTCATCTACCACTCGCAGGTTCTACATTTAAAAAAGTTTACTACGATGTGCCGATGGGCAGAGCAGTATCAAAGTTTGTGCCAGCAGATGAATTGGTTGTGCCATACACTGCAACAAGTATTGAAGATGCGGAGTCTGTCATACACACGATTAAAATATCAGAAAACGAATTAAGAAAACAACAGGTCAATGGTTTCTACAGAGATGTAGAGTTAGGACCACCAGGTCATGTAGAAAAAAATGATCTTGATAAAAAAGAAAAAGAATTAGACGGAACCAAAAAGACAGGTAAACAAGAACCTGTTTATACTCTGTTAGAGTGTCATGTTAATCTTGACCTAGAAGGTTTCGAAGAGGTTGGTGCTAATGGTGAACCAACAGGAATAAAATTGCCCTACATTGTAACTGTAGAAGAAGGCAGCCGAGTAGTCCTCTCCATACGGAGAAACTATGCGCCCAATGATCTAAAGAAAAATAAGATCCAATATTTTGTCCACTTCAAGTTTCTGCCAGGACTAGGATTTTATGGCTTTGGACTCATTCACATGATTGGCGGATTGAGCCGTACGGCAACGGCGGCTCTCCGTCAATTATTAGACGCAGGGACTTTATCAAACCTACCAGCAGGATTTAAACAGAGAGGTGTCAGAGTCAGAGACGAGGCAGCTCCGATACAACCTGGTGAGTTCAAAGATGTTGATGCACCGGGTGGATCTTTACGTGATGCATTCTTTCCACTACCATACAAAGAACCATCACAGACACTATTAAATCTACTTGGTATTGTTGTTCAAGCTGGTCAGAGATTCGCGAGTATTGCTGACATGCAGGTTGGCGATGGTAACCAGGCAGCGGCTGTTGGAACAACAGTTGCACTACTAGAGCGTGGTTCGAGAGTCATGAGTGCGATACACAAGAGATGTTACGCAGCGATGAAGGAAGAATTCAAACTATTATCAAAAGTGGTTTCACAATATCTGCCACCAGAATATCCATACGATGTTGTTGGTGGTGCGAGAAATATAAAACAATCCGATTTTGATGACAGGGTCGATGTCGTGCCTGTAGCGGACCCTAATATATTCTCGATGTCACAGAGAATAACACTAGCACAGACACAGTTGCAGATAGCAACATCAAATCCACAGCTACACAACATGTATCAGATCTACAGAAACATGTACGAGGCGATCGGTGTAAAAAATGTCGATGCGGTTCTACCTGCACCGGCACCAACAGCGCCGATGGACCCAAGTATGGAGCATATAAATGCATTGGCTGGCAAACCTTTTCAGGCTTTTCCTGGTCAGGATCACAGAGCACATATCACAGCTCACCTAAATTTCATGTCGACCAATATTGTCAGAAATAATCCTGCAGTGATGGCAGCGATACAGAAAAATATATTAGAACACATAAGTTTGATGGCACAGGAACAGGTGCAATTAGAATTTAGAGAGCAGATGCAACAGATGATGATGATGCAACAGCAGGCAGCTATGAATCCACAGATACAAGCACAGCTTCAGGCACTAACAAATCAGGTCGAGGCAAGAAAATCTGTGCTGATTGCGGAGATGACAGAGGAATTTATGAAGGAAGAGAAGAAAATCACGTCACAATTTGACAATGACCCTCTTCTAAAACTAAAATCGCGTGAGGTTGACCTTCGTGCGATGGAAAATGAGCGTAAAAAAGACAATGATGAGGCCCAGATCGACCTTGCAAGAGCGAGATTGATGCAACAGGGCGAGATCGCGGAGGATAAGATGGATCAAAACGAGGATTTAGCTAAATTAAGAGCTGGAGTCAGTCTCGCAAAGACAGGAGTCAAGCAAGCAGCGGTAATCACGGAGGATAATTAATGCCACTAAACAAAAAAGGTAAGAAAATTATGAAATCCATGAAGAAACAGTATGGTAAGAAGAGGGGTGAAAAGATATTCTATGCATCTAAGAACAAAGGTGTTATAAAAGGGGTAAAAAAAGGAGCATAAATGCAAAAACTAGATAAAATACAACAGGTTAAGGTTGCAGAGCAGAGTATCGAGGTAGATCCTAGATCTAAAACGACTGCAGACCAAGCTTTTAACTATATTGCTACAGGAAAACCTGAGATGCCAGTTGGCGGTCAGAAAAGAATGTTAGCAGAGAAAAAAAGAAACTCTAAAGCGTACTAATCATGTGGTTATCGGCGATAAAATTAGCCGTCTCTGCTGGAAGTAAGATCTACGCTAACAAGCAGAGAACGAAAATGGCAATGTCTGATGCACAACTGATGCATGCAGAACGTATGGCCAAGGGTGAGGAAGCTTACCAGGGAAAACTGTTAGAGGCCCGACAATCAGACTGGAAGGACGAGGCAGTTTTGATAATTCTCTCGTTGCCCGTGTTGGTGCTTGCATACGCGGTGATATCTGACGACCCGACTGCGATGGACAAGGTAAAATTGTTCTTCGAGATGTTCTCGCAGCTCCCGTCATGGTTCACAAACCTCTGGATCCTTGTCGTGGCGTCGATATATGGTATAAAGGGCACACAGATTTTTAGAAACGGAGGCAAAAAATAATGTTTAAAAAATTAGTACAACTGGGTGTTCAAAAAGTTTTTAAACCACAAAAAACAACTGGCACAGAAGTTATTTCATCCGTTAACATTGGAAAAAATTTAACAAAGAAAAAAAATATTAAAGATGAAATGGTTGCAGCAAGAGATAAACATTTAGCTGGTGTCCGTGATGAGGCTAAAGTAGAAATCAAATCAAAAAACCCATTATCAAAATTTACTAAAAAAATAGAAAAAATTGTAGATAAAAAAGCTAAAGGTGGCAGAGTTGGTCTAAAACGTGGAACTGGTTTAAAAAGAAAATCAAACGTAGAAAAAATTAAAAAAACTTTTGGTCCTAAAAAAGGATTAGGAATGCAGAGTGTTATCTATGGACTAGATAAGAATCCTAAAATAACAGCAGCAGATCCAAAAGCAAAATTTATAGCAGCAGCTAATAAAAAAAATAAGAAAAAGATAATCTAATGGCTGGAAAAGGTTTATATGCAAACATACATGCCAAAAGAAAACGTGGAGGCAAGATGCGTAAGAAGGGTGCAAAGGGTGCACCGAAAGCATCTGACTTTAAAAGAGCAAAACAGACAGCGAGGAAATAATGACTAAACTATGTCCTAGAGGTAAAGCAGCAGCAAAAAGAAAATTCAAGGTATATCCCAGTGCATACGCGAACGCATATGCCAGCAAGATCTGTGCTGGTAAGATTAAAGATCCATCTGGTGTAAAGAGAAAAGATTTTAGAGGCAGCAAAGCCGAGGGTGGATTAATGGAAGCTACTGCTAGATTAAAAAGACAGGGTCTAGGTATGGGTGGTTCTGTTTGCAAGATAGCCAAAAGAGGACAAAACAGAGACGCTATCGGAAAGAATTCGTAATGTCTAAGAATGGTCTGGACAAATGGTTTGCCCAGAAGTGGGTAGATATAGGAAGTAAAAAGAAAGATGGATCTTTCTCAAAGTGTGGAAGGTCAAAACAAAAGAAAGATGCGAAACGTAAATATCCAAAATGCGTCCCACTTGCAAAAGCAAGACGTATGACTGAAGGCCAAAGACGATCAGCTGTAAAAAGAAAAAGAGCAGTAGCACAGGGTGTTGGTGGTAAACCAACTAATGTTAAAACATTTGCCAAAAGAGCAAAAGCTATGGGTGGTGGTTTTATGGCAAGGAGAGCGACATATGTCTAGAAATGATTTTGGTATGAGATTTGGTGAGT